TTAAAGCGCCAGTTTCGTGTTCAGCATTGCCACCTGCTCGCTGTTCATTTCTTCTATCCATGTAGCATAGATTTCATACACCATCTGCGCATTTTCGTGCCCCATCTGATTGGCAATAAAAGACGGGTTAGCGCCTGCTGATAATAACCAACATGCGAAAGTGTGCCGTGTATGGTACGGATTGCGGCGACGAATGCCAGCACGTTTTACAGCAGAGTCCCAGCGAGCTGCAATACTGCCCAATGAGTAGTGTGCTTTCTGGACTCCGTTTCTTACCCGAGGCATAAAAACAAAATGGACACACTGCTTTTCAGTCAGTCCGTATTCACGGTGGTGGAAAGTGATCTCCGTTTTCGGGAAACGACCAGTCAGTTCGCGCTGGGCTAAAAGCGCGCTAATTGCTGGTTGAAGCAGAGTTACAGTCCGGAACCCCGCATCCGTTTTGGGGGGACCAAACATTCCCAGGGTATTAAGGTTCCTTTTTACACTTACGGTACCGCCAGCCAGATCGATATCTTCCCAGGCGAGCGCAGCAAGCTCGCCATGTCTCAGCCCGGAATAGATAGCGAACTGCCATAGATTTCGCTTCTGACCATGGTTTGCCTTCATGAGCAGATCAAATTCTGCACGGGATAGTGGGTCGGGTTTGGGGTTGCTTTTCTGCAGCTTCTTTATTCCCGTGTATGCCTTTTCGGTGGTAAACCCAGAGCGATGAGCAAATCGAAGAATGGAGCAGAGCAGAGAAATGTAATTGTCTACCGTCCTGACGCTGCGGCCAATTTTGTTAGACCGAAGATGCAGGGCATACATTGTCTCTCCCTCGAGCAGCTCTGTTCGATAGCGCAGAATATCATTATACGTAATCTCCCGGATGAGTGTGTCAGCGCCGACAATAACTACGATAGTTCTCAGCTGTGATGCCGTTTTGCGAAGTGTGTTGGCGCAAAGTTCGATTTTACGGTTAGCCAGCCAGGTATCGACGAGTTCGCCGAAAAAACGAAGCTGAACGGTACCGGTTGTTTCGTCTGCCTTTGTTGAGTCAGGGAAGCGGGAGCGGTAATTAAATTCCCCAAGTGAGATTTCACTGACGATGACCATTCTTAACTGGCCTGCTTTCTTTATATTGGCAAGGGTGGGTAGCCACCCTTTAAGAAGTTCCCGGCAACGCTTACCTTTATACATGAACCAGATGCGAATGCTTTGACCGCGAAGCTCCACACCCGGTGGTAAGTCTGCCATTTTATGCTTCCTGTATCATCTGGTTGATCTTGGGGTAGTTGTACCAGGTTATTCCGCGTGTGGTCTGAATACCGGTAGGGGAATGCCGCTTGAAGTGGATCCCCTCAATCCAGCAACCCTGGCGGTATTTTTCAATCTGGCGGATATCCAGACCAGTTTTAGCAGCCAGCTTTTCTGCGACAACCCATTCTTCGTTAAAAATTACCTGTGCCATCTTTCACCTCAGGTAACCGACATCAGTATAAAGATGCCGGTAGTTGAAATTTGATATTTCGTTATCAGGAAACCTGACCCGGCAGCGCGCGCAACCGACGCATACCTGTCATTGCCGTGGCCACGTAACTCGCCTTACGGTTCACTACTTCCACCCAGACCTTCACGCCTTCAACTCTCACCGTGTACGTTTCTTTCATCTTGCTGCGCCCGTAGTCGCCGTAGCGGTCGTGATGAGTGGCCAGCGCGATGTCGCATGCTTGACGCGCTAACGGGGATTGCTGATTACCTCGGTTAATCAGTCGCATTGCATCTCCTCAATGGGAGGGCAAACCCTCCCAAGTCTGTTAGCCCATGTATTCCGGTTTCATATCCGCCAGGGTGATACTGAATTGATCGTGCAGTTCGTCGCCCAGGTGACGTTTCGCCGTCGCCAGCACTCGTTCAGCTTCCCCGAATCGCGCTGCTGCATCCGGTTCGTCCGGAGACGGTAGGGAGTTGATCGCGGCTTCAACCTTGTTACGAGAATCAACCAGGTAATAGCGTTTCACTGCCTTGTTCTTCAGCTCGGTGAACAGGGCAGAGCCGAGCGTGGTCTTCGCGCTTTCGATATCAGCGCGGAGTGCTTTGGCGCTGTCCACATCCTGCGCAGCATCGATGCGCTCGCGGAAATCATCGGCAAGAGAGTCGATATTTACCGACGATTCCTGTGCGCTTTGCGTAGTTGTGACGATGTCACCTGAGATATCGGCCAGGTTAACGTGCTTCGGTGCCGGGTTAATCTCTCTCTCAGTGCGCGGCTCAACTTCATCTGGGCTGTATACGCCGAGGATGACTTCAGGGCAGTACAGGCGAGCCCAGTACTTTACTGCCAGATAAGCTATCTGCTGTTTCGGTGCAGTTTTCCACAATGGAGAGTTACGTGTGGTGATATCTGCCAGGTAGATTGGCTCACCCCAGGTGATTTCATCTTCTCCTCGCAGTACGGCGCCGACCCGGATAAATAGGCCTAATTCATCGCGGCCGTCTTTTTTCCCGGCGATCTTCTCCCAGTCACCGCCATATTCGTAATGGAAGCGACCAATAATGGCGCTGGAACTGGAAATCACTGCGTTAACCAGCTGCGCTTCGTAACCCAGAACGCCATTCACCAGGTGCGTTTTCTGGGCAACCGCATATGGGTTCATTCCCCACTGCATGGCCTGCATGACGATAGCCATACAGTCGGCGGGCTTCCCCGCCAGGTGTTTGGGGACGGTGACGGCAGACTGCGCCATCAATTCAGCGAAAGAGGTAAGCTGGCCGAGCGCCTGCACGTTGAATACAGCGTTGCTGGCGGAAATGGTGTTAGGAGCCTGCTCAGTCGTAATGATGTTGGTATTTTGCATGGTCAAATCCTCCCTTAAGCCAGACGCAGCGCTTCAAGGCGGCGCAGGTCGAAGTCGTTCAGTTCGTCGGTGTAGTCTTCGGTTATCGGTGCAGACCAGCAATCGGTGTCATACGCATTTGCGAGTGCACGCATGGTGCGCTGATACTCCAGCAGTCCGAGGTCGAGTAAATCTTCCGATGCCTCAATTACCGCAACCCAGTGGTAACCCTCGTCTTTGTTGACGAAGATCCAGTAGAACTGATCAAAGTCGGCAACGGAGCAATACATGCCAGCGCTGAGGTGGTAGTCGCGGTCGATGATTTCCCGGTGCAGTTTGGCGCGCAAACCGTCTTGCTTAACGCGTCCCATACTGATCGTCTTCAGGTCAACACCGATACGAACGCCGTTGATTTCAACCTCAAGGTCAGGGCGCACACGGACTTCCAGACCGGTTTCGTCGTCCATCCCGAAATAACTGGTTTCCACTGAACGGGAAGGATGACGCAGCAGTTTCCCGGCTGATTCATGATTCAGTAGGGCTTGCTGAATTGCCGTGGCCAGCGTCAGTTTCTCTCTGGACAGGATGGTTTTCCCATCAACGCTATCGCGCCATTGCTGCTCAAATTCATCAGCGAAAATGGCCTCCGGGCTGATCGCGCGTATCGCCGCCTGAAGTTCTTCTTTCTTACCGGTGAGCTTCAGTTGCTCGGCCTTTGGCTTATCCGCGTTGAATTCTCGAATGAATGCCTTCATTGAGTCGGTGGTGGTAAACGCCTCAGCCGGAATGCCAGGGAATACCGCAAACTCTTCGTGGAGCTTTTCGGGCTCCAGAGCCAGGGTGTGCGCCAGGCTACCGAACGTCAGCGCCTCGCTGCTTTCGCGACGGATAGTCTTGGTCACGTGACGGCCGTGATAGAACATCAGGCTGACACGCGCATCTTTCACCTGGGTTGAGCTGATACCGTTCGCTGCGTGATAAACCTCGTTCGGTAGACCTTCATAGCGGCCTGGCTCGAAGTAAGCAGGGTAAACAACAGCCGGTTCGTCTGATTGCGTTTCTGGCTCGGTTTGTGTCGCAAGTGGATCGGTTTGGTTTACAGAATCGCTATTTTGGGCGACAGAATCCGTATTCTGGCTCACATCGGCTTGCTGGCCGGTATATGACTCTTCACCAGTTTCCAGACTGCTCTCGCATGGCTTCACTTCATCACCAGCCTGTTCTTCATCACTGACAGTTTCTTCGAGCTGCACATTGCTGGTGGTTTCCTCATTAAGTGGTGAACGGTCATCTGTTTGCGTTTGTTGATCACCCATCAGGCCATCAATGGAGAATACGCCGTTGCCCATGTTGGCGATTTGTGGCTGTTTAGCAGCTGTTTTCTGCTCTGCAGCGACCTGCTCATTAACCTCATTTTCCCAGCTGACGTCCGGCGCATGACCAGCATCAGCCAGCGTTTCTTCTGAGGGGTTTGAGTGGTCATTTTCGGTTAGATTGGCATTGATATATGCCCGCAACCGCCCAGGAAAGTTAACCAATTCGGATGATGTGCCACGGATGAGTGCAAAGATGGCGGCGCGTGAATAGTCCAGGATGCCAGCGGTTTTGCGCAGCGCCTCAGACCATTCGCTGAACGGACTTTCTTTCTTGCTGACAATCTCTTTAGCGCGACGGTAGACCCCACCAGGTATGTCGTAGATATTGAAATCCATTGGCAAGGTGGCCAGCGCAATTTCAACATCCAGAGTGTCCAGTGTGTGGACGTAGTCGGTATTGCGATCGGTCTTATTTCCACCGCCAGCATTAGTTTTGACGTCAGTGCGTTGAATCTGTGCAACGCGGTTGCCTTTCTGCCACTCTTTAACCAACAGCCCACGGTCAATATGTTCTGTGTTGAACCAGATCCTGATGAACCGCATAACAAGAGACAGTTCAGTCCGTTTCCCTTCGACCGGGAAGACGGTTTTCAGAGCGGCTACAACCCGGGAGATGTCAATCTCAGCAGCATTCTTGAAAAACTCCACGTTTTCAGCAGCAAGCAGCAGGTTCTGGACGTAGCTGTTATCCACGTCCAGCTCGAGTCCCTGAATAATTTTCTTTTGCTCAGCATCGATGTGATAAGCGTATTCATCAGAGATGAACTGAGCCAAAATACGCTGGCGCAAGGATAGGGTGGCGACGGTGATCAACTGCGGCTGTTCTGCCTGCTGGGATTCGTCTGCATGGCCGGTTTCACCATCAACGATATTGTCAGCAGCCTGGTGGTTTTCTTCCTGCGCCGCGTTATCAGCTTTCAATTTCACATTCCAGGTGCGCTGGTCTTCGGCCAGTTCGTAACGATCACACCAGGTGAAATCAACTTCACCTTCTTCCGGCAGGTCATCAACAACAGGAAAATCTGTGCGAATTGGTTTAGCGTAGTCCTTGCCACGACCGGTCTCGATACCTGCATCTTCCAGCGCAACATCCAACTGCAGATTGGCGCGAGCCTCAGTTTTTGCAGTGAACCAGACCACTGCATCTTGCTTTCCGGATTTCTGAGTGGCTTTAACCACATTAAAGAATTCCATGTGAGATCCTCATTTTTGGGTGTTGGAATCCCCGGACCATTGATAGCGCCCATTGGGTGTCTTATTTGGTTTGCTATAAATTCCGGTGTAACTTTGGTCGGTGGCACCGGACGTAGATCCCGCCTTGCGCGGGTTTTACGTTAGCCTTCGTGAGCCATCTGGTCGTGCGAAGCGCAACGTTTGGAGCAATACTCTTTTTCTTTGCGCGCCAGCTGTGAGCCGTTGCGATAGAGAAGGGTGCTTTTGATAACTTCTTCCGGTTTAACCGGCTTACCGCAATATCCGCATTTCTTGTCTAACATGACATCCTCCGCTAGTGGCTGAGTCCATGCCCCAGACCGTTCAGATAAACTTCAACCAGCAAATCCTTGGTGTAAGTCATCTCCACGCCGCGATGCAGATACAAACGTCCGCGAGCGTTAGCTGATGCCGTCCAGGTTGAGTCTTTGTGTTTGACGAGCATCCCCGGCTGAACTGCGCCGCGGTTTACTGTCTGTGTACCGTAGTGCTGATGAACCATGATGTTCTCCAGTTTTCTGAGTGAACTTCGCTGGTGGCGCCGCGGCGCTGATCTTCACGGTTGAGCGTTTTAACTCTGCAGTTCACCACCGCGAAGCTCACATCTGTGTTTTGCCCTTGTCGCCAGGCTGGCGGAACGTTTCAAACCTACTGCGCGTTAATCTCACCACCTCATTCCGGTCTTCGTATGCCCCGGATGGCTACTTCGTGGGCGTCCTGCCTCGGTGGTTGTGTTGATGTGGATTTATATTAAGCCTAAGACTTAATTAATGTCAAGCTTATGGCTAACACTGTGATTAAGTTTACGGCTTATTTTTTTGACGAATGCATGTGAGCAGAGGATGCTATGGTCAGAAAAACATCAATGAGGGTGGGCTATGGAAAAGTTCTACGTGGGTTACAACGATGTATGTCAGGCGGTAGGTAGAGCGACGCTGAATCTGATATCACATGGAGACGCGCCAACTACTGAGGCGATCATTTCCATGCTGGTGTCGCTGGGGGATATTGAGCAGAACGATTTTTGGCGACAGGTGTACAGGTTTGCAGCTGAGGAAGTGCGAAAAGGGTAGGCAAAAGAAAACCCGGCGCGGTGGCCGGGTCGATTCTACCCAAATGGTAGCTCAATATTCTTGATAGTTGTTGGCTTAAGTATTTGTTCACATTGTGTTTTAAAGAATATTTTTACGTTATATTCAAAGAACCATCGGTTTTCATCAAGTAATTCTGGTGTTAAATCGATACTGTCTGGATAAGTGAATACTAAACGTAAACCAAATTGCAGGTTAAACGTTTCATGGATTGCCCCATCACTGGTCGTGCTGAGACCTACAACCTTTGGGGAAGCAGTTATCTCAATTATACTTAGTGCTTCATCGGATTTTAATTTTTTACCGGCTTCGACAGTAATCTCACCGATCTCAGCTTCAAAATTGCCCCTATTAGTACCACTTTTCAAAGGGGTATGCTTGAAATGTATGTTGCTAGTGCTGACCTCAATGAGCCTTATCTCTGATAACATAAAATACCCACATCATTGTTGTCGTTGCTAGAGCCAAACTTACTTCCTATCACAAAGCGCACAATTTTTGTTTCACTAGTATCTTTCAGTTCGGGTTCACTAGTCTCATATTGCCTTAATGGTGGAATGATGTGATGTGAGACATCAACCCCATTTCTGAAAACAGAGACCCTTGCTTCAGCACCCAGTGCGTATGATATGTCGGATAATGTTCTCAGGGTCATGTTTCTGGTTCCATCAAGCAGCTGCGAAACATGGGAAGGTGATTTACCAAGTTTCCTGGCAAGCTCACCTTTGGTGATGCCTGCATCTTGCATGGCTAGTAGGAGATCCTCCGTGGTGTTGAACACCAATCGTTCGGAAGCCATCTCCCTTTCACTGACATAGGGAAGTTCGAAAACTTCGCCTGCAGAATTGTTGTCAACAGTCATCTAATCCTCTCTCGATTCGTTCCCAGTTGTTACGGACCTTCTGGGTATCAGAATCACTTAGGTCATCAAAATCCTTGTAGATGTAATGACTTATGAAATAAGTCATGAATACTCTTTCTGACTCCCAGTAATAACCTCTGATGGGTATCTTCTTTATAGCCCAAAAATTTTTGCTGGGTTTTCCATTGTAAGAAGGTAAAACCCCCTCCTTTCTAACACTTAGGTCGGGAGTCCTCTTACCAGAGGCTAATCGCTCTATTTGTAGTCTAAGATTGACTACCATAGTTTTTTGCTTTTTGGCTGGAGTCACGCTCCGGATGACATCAGATAGCGTTTTAAGAGCCCCATTACAATGAGTTACTGTGAAGCAGTTACCTTTAAATGTATGTTGAACCATCTACTAATCCATAGTTAACATATATATTAACTCACAAAATGCACGCGAGCCACCATCATCGTACACAGATAATCCAAAATCGTTGTTAGCAACTTAGCTACCCCACTATGGTAGCGGCTGCGATTGTTGACAGACGAAGCTCACCTTTATTTCCAAGATTCATGTGCTTAGAATAAAAAAACATCTAGGACTTCAGGAAAAGCACATAGATGCGGTACATATTTTGTTGCTCTTCTTCTGGTTGTTAGCGATAAAACTCACAAAACTTACTTTTCCGCTTCACAATAACACCATTACTGTAACCACTACGAATGCTATCAATAGCACTGCCATAACGATGACCGCAAAAGTTGTTGAGTCCTTAAAGTAAGTCTTTTCATGCCCATTCACAGGACCAATGAGCATGATCCAGATGAAAATGAAGGTAAAGCAAAGAACAGCGATGGAAATTAAAAACAGGCCAGTTTTCAATAATGTCCCTCGCCATTTTCATCAGATGCTACTTACTCAGTATCACCCTTAATCCGCCGCCCCATATACTTGGCGTACAGTTCGTCGAGTTCTTTCAATCGCAGAGATACGATCCGCAACATGTTCTGTTGTTCTTCTTCTGGCAGTTGGCGGTAGAGCTCCAGCAGGCGCTGTTCATCAGGCTTAAGACCATCCTTCTCTCCAACATCCTCACCAAGCAGCCAAGGGACGGATACCCCAGCAGCATCAGCAACCGCTAATGCAGAACTTTTGCTGATAACCCCTTTTTTAAACCAGCCGTTTACGGATTGCGGAGTAATCCCCGCAACCCTTGCCATATCAGATTTTGTCATCCCTCGCTGCGTCAGTTCTGTCAAACGCTCGATGAGAATCGGGTTAAGTATTTTTTTCTCAGCCATATCAAAAGAATAAGCCTTTTGCTTATAAAATAAAATTCGCCCGGGACTTGATTTATGTATAAGTCTAAGGCTTAATTTGTTCGTGTATCTTTTGGAGACAATGATGAACGGATTAGAGAAAGCTATCAAAAAAGCAGGTAATGCCAGCAATCTTGCAGCATTACTGGGCATAAAGCCCATGTCAGTTAGCCGCTGGAAGACGCGCTATAAAGGTGCTGTTCCTCCGGACCGCGTATTACCGATTTTCAGGGTTACAGGTATTACACCACATGAACTGCGACCAGATTTGTATCCCAACCCTACGGATGGATTACCAGCTCAGGAAACGAGGGCATAACCATGCAGTCACTGTCACTTCATCAAAATAGCGGATATCAACCGGCTGCGATGATAAATCGCAATCAACCTGTCTCGGTAGATAAACATGACCAGATCCGCGATGCCGTTCGTGCGTGGGCGGGTGTAGATGGTCAGGACGTAGTTACGGCTTTGATCATCGAAGAGTACCGGGTGCAAGGGGGTGACGAGATTACTTTCCCTTGCGATCTCAGTCGGCAGCGTCAGAAGCTTTTCCGCTTCCTCGATAACCATTTCAACAGCGAACGGTATCGCGAAAATGTTCGCCAACTGACTCCGGCAATTCTTGCTGTTCTGCCGCTCGACTTCCGCAGCCGCCTGCTACCAGAAGACAACGTTATGGCCCGCCTGGCAAAGTTGGAGAAAGAAACCAGCGAAGCGAAGATTGCCGTCGCGATGAATGCGCCACGTCATCAGAAGCTGAAAGAGTTGAGTGAGGGGATCGTTGAGATGTATCGCGTTGACCCTGGGTTAACCGGTCCGCTGATGGAAATGGTGCAGATGATGCTGGGGGCTATATGACCGGTTCAAAAATAGGGAAAGCCGCTGTGCTCGAACACAGACGGCCTTCGGGTGCAAAAACGGGCAGTTATTGCGAGGTCAGTATGTCAGTAACCAGTACCGAGGTAAACATCCAACCAACCCACAAATGCTCTTTTTGTGGAAAAACGAATGTTGAAGTTGCTGGCGTTCTTGTCGCCGGGCCAGGCGTCTCAATCTGTCAGGACTGCGTTTTTTTGTGCGTCGAGATGGTCTTTAAGCACTCCGCCAAAACTGACGAACCGACAGCACTTTAAGCATTCAGAGGTTTTTATGCGTGATTACGGCAAAGTGCATACATCTTTTTGGATTAGCGATGGAATGCGTCGGGTTTCTGATGATGCCCGCCTGCTTGCGCTGTACCTGCTCACGGGGCAACACACGAACATGATTGGGTGTTTCCGGCTACCAGATGGATACGTTTCTGAAGACCTTGCCTGGACTTTTGAAAGGGTTTCGAAAGGGTTTGATGAACTATCTAAAAACGGTTTCGCAACTCGTGACCCTGTCTCGAAATGGGTTCTTATTCGTAACTTCATGAGCTGGAATCCTGTCGAGAATCCAAATCAGGGTATAGCAGCTATGCGCCTATTCTCCCAGGTGCCGGATAAGTCCACCGTTAAGCCAGAGCTGGCACGGGTTATGGCTGATGCGATAGCTCATATCGGGGGCGCAAAGCTAAAGGGTTCCGAAAGGGTTCTTGAACCGTTCCTTAACCAGGAACAGGAACAGGAACAGGAACAGGAACAGGAAGAAAACACTTCGGGGCATGGCTCCGCCATCCCCCCAGAGAGTGATGATTCTTCCGAAGGTGGTACATCTCCGAAAAAAAATTCCTACCCGGACGGCTTCGAACAAGCATGGGCGATTTATCCAAAGCGTTCAGGAGGCAACAGCAAGGCTGACGCCTGCAAAGCCTGGAAAGCCAGGGTTAAAACAGGTGCCACAGTTCAGGAGTTGCTTGATGGCACCCGGCGTTATGCCGATTTCGTGAGGGCAACGGGGAAGCTGAATACCGAGTACGTGAAGCAGGCGGCAACGTTCTTTGGTCCCTCGAAACACTACGAAGAAGCCTGGGAAGTGACAGCTCTGTTAGGTATGCGGGATCCGAATGCCATTTCCCGTCCAGATAACTCCATCCCACCAGGGTTCAGGGGGTAGCGATGAAAAATATGATTAGTACCGGCAGCGCGCTTGAGCGCCTGAAAAAACTCATTCCGCCAGGCGTTCAGCCGAAGTTCACCAGCGCGGCAGAACTGCTGGCATGGCAGAGGGAAGAAGGCCTGAAGCGGTGTGAAGAACTGGACAGGCTGAACCAGAAAGCCCGGACAGAGAAAATTTTCGGTCGATCAGGAATTCAAAGCCTGCACCGCAGCTGCACGTTCGCGAATTATCAGGTTTCCGGGGAAGGTCAGCGCAAAGCCTTCACGATGGCAAAGAGCTACGCACAAAATTTCGGCGCTGGGTTCGCAAGTTTCGTGTTTAGCGGTGGTCCGGGTACCGGGAAAAACCATCTCGCTGCGGCAATCGGAAATCATCTGCTTTCTGGCGGGCATAGCGTACTGGTAGTGACTATCCCTGACCTGATGCTGCGCGTTCGCGAGTGTTACGACGGTGGCCAGTCAGAGGCTTCGCTTCTGGATGACCTCTGCAAAGTCGATCTGCTGGTGCTGGATGAGGTCGGTATTCAGCGCGGTAGCAACGGGGAGAAAGTCATTCTGAATCAGGTTATTGACCGTCGGCTGTCATCAATGCGCCCGGTTGGCGTTCTGACGAATCTGAACCACGACGAACTTCTCGGCGCGTTGGGTGCGCGGGTTATCGATCGCCTCCAAATGGATGGCGGGATGTGGGTGAACTTTGACTGGGGCAGCTATCGCAAGAACGTTAGCCATCTCCGGATCGTTAAATAACCGCGAGGGAAAATCACTATGGCAAGCAAATCACTGTGGGCAATCGTCGATTTCCTTCGGGTTAACCAGACCATAACGCCTCGTCAGGTTCAGAACCTGCTGGGATGCGACTGCAAGAAAGCACACAACCTGCTGCTTCACCTGACACGCAAAACGGTAGTTATCCGTACTGGCGAACCGCATCGCCCGGTCTATTCACTTCAGCCTAGCGGGGAGCTGAACATCAAGCAGATCAAATCGAGCGTGCGAAAAAACATGGTTACTTCAGTATGCCGTACAAGTCCAGCGATGAAGCGGATTCTGGCATTTTACGGGAGAACATCAGTATGACCACTAACAACCACCCAGCGAACGGTCCTGTATCACTCGATCGCCTGCACCAGATAAGCGAAATACTCAGCAAAGCAGCAAAACAAAGCGACGGCGGTAATCTCGGCTACGCAATGGCTGATGCTGTGAAGGTTATTAATGGGGTGATTGCCCGCGAGCTGGTACGCCGCGAGCATTCAGTATGGTCACAGACCACTTTCGGCGATGTCGGCCCGGTTGGTCCGCTCAAACATTTGTCCAAAGAAGCGCTCGAGGCTGCTGCTGAACCTGGCGACCTTAGCGAATGGGCTGACATGCAATTCCTGTTATGGGATGCACAACGTCGTGCCGGTATCAGTGACGAGCAGATTACCCTGGCGATGGTAGAAAAGCTGGCGGTAAACAAGCAGCGAGAATGGCCTGAGCCGAAAGACGGGGAGCCGCGCCTGCATATCAAAACTGAACACCATCAGAGAGATAAGTGATGTAACCCAACTGGAATACGCTATAAAACGTATCATCTGACTGAAAAGTCAGCTTTTATTAAGGTTGGTAAGAATAAGATATTTTACATCGTAAAATTCTGGAAAATTTCATCAGAAATTAAAAGTTAATGGTCTTATAGAGTGTGTACATTGAAAATGAGGTATATATGAAAAAGGCCATTGCTTACATGCGTTTCTCGTCAGTAAATCAGGACAAGGGGGATTCATTAAGGAGACAGAAAAAACTAATAGATGATTGGCTTAAAAATAACCCGCAATATACTCTTGACCCAACTACATATGAAGATTTGGGGTTAAGTGCTTATAAGGGGAAACATGCAAGAGAAGGTGCATTTAGTGAGTTTATTGATGCACTGGAGAATGGGCTTATTATTCCTGGTACAGTTTTACTCGTTGAAAGTTTGGACCGACTTTCTCGAGAGAAAGTCGGAGAGGCTACAGAAAGACTAAAATATATCTTAAAATGTGGTATTGATGTCATCACTCTTAGTGATAACACCCAATATTCTGAGGCATCGCTCGATGATCCCTATGCACTCATCAAAGCAATTCTAATTGCTCAGAGAGCTAATGAAGAGAGCGAAATAAAATCAAGTAGGGTGAAACTCTCCTGGAAAAAGAAAAGAGATGAGGCCGAGTTAAACGGTAGGATAATGACAAAAGCATGTCCTCGCTGGTTAAGAGTTAGTCCTGACTACAGTCATTTTGAAGTGATAGAATCAAAGGTGAAGGTGATTAAGAAAATTTTTTCATTACGTAAGGAAAATAAATCTCTGACAGCTATTACTAAATATCTCAATGACAGGTTGATTGAAAATATGACTGGTACACCTGGTGAGTGGAGTCCCTCTGTCATCGAAAAAATCCTTGGTAACAAAGCGCTTATTGGTATTTGCAGACCAACATATAGAGGACGTGCAAAAGGCGTTAATGAAATAATTGATTATTACCCCAAAGTCCTTACTGATGATGAATTTTATGCTGTTCAGGAGGTGCGATTGTCTCCATTCGGTTTCAACTCTCACAGCGGTAACCCATATCTTATAAACCTGCTGCGAACCGTGATGAAGTGTAAATGTTGTGGGAATACCATGATTGTCACTGCAGTGAGTAAGTCTGGAAAAGGTTATTATGTATGCCCTATGAGAAGGCTTCATCGGTGTAAGAGTCCATCGATTAAAAGAGAGCTTGTCGATGTTAATCTGATTGAAGAGATACTTTTCAATTTTGATAAGTTACAGATTGAGTCAAATCAGGTAAGTTTGCAGGAAACATTAGAAAAAAATAGCATTGATTTACAGCTTCAAATAAACAGTCTCGTACAGGCACTTACAATAGCCCCTGAAGTAAATGTTTTGGCTGGTAAAGTTCGTGAACTGGATCGTAAGTTAAAGAAAATCGAAACTACAATTAAGGTTCTGAAAAATAAAGCTAAGAAGGATAAAAGTCGCGGGAGTAAAGAACTAAACTTATCACTAAAAGAAGATAGGGAGGTATGCAGGCGACTTGCCTTTAAATCATTCAGAGAGGTTTATATAGATACTGAGACGAAAAAGTGTGACATTTATTTTACAAATGGTCTTGTTTTCAAAAATTTCCCACTCAATAAAAGATGTCGTGCTGACAGTATTATTTCAACATTGAAGTATATGGATGAAAACACTGTTTACTTTTAGCGATTTAATAAACACATATCTAATAACGTGTGCTCACTTTATCGATAAGCTGCATTCTTACAATTTGCAATGTGGCTGGAGAGATTCACTCACCTGAATGATTCTCCATATGGCATGACTAAACCAAACCCTGTTCAGGCACTGAGATAGCCATATAAATCAAGGCCTGGACGGGTTTTCGTTCCTTTCTGACCCTGTATAACTGATTTAGTAAACTCCGAATACTCGGAAAAACTTAGCGTATACAACGGCATGGCTTTGGCGAAAAGTGCTATTAACCACTTGAATATGAGGTTCAACAGGCATACTGTATAAATGTACAGTGTATTGATGTAGAGGGAATTATGAAGATAGAACTTACCATCAACAAATCAAAAGACCTGCCGCGCGGCGCCATACCCGCACTTGAGAAAGAGTTGCTTAAACGACTTCAGAATCAATATGAAAATTGTTCTCTGGTTATCCGCAGGGCTGGCGGTGATAGCCTGACTGTTTTCGGTGGCGATAAGGGCGATAAAACGAAGGTGGAGGAAATCCTGCAGGAAACATGGGAAAGCGCCGACGACTGGTTTTACTGAACTTGGGTTAGCCGGCGCGCAGATAACAGAATACCAAAAATGTGTATCCCTTTGATGCTATTGCCGACAATTTTTAACCGCGTCTGTGTCGATTGAAGGGAGAAAAATAAGTGAATAATTCAGCATTGCAGGCATCAGATGATCATTGGTACGACCTTGTCAGACGCTCTGATGGTTGTGTTATGTTTAGCTTTCCTTCATCTGGCAGGCATCTGATTTATCGTGTTAATGGGATGGTATCAATGCGGCCTTTGCTCGATGATGAAGAAGTCTTTACTCCCAATGGTTTTGTGCAATTTATCCGCCGCCTCGGCTACCGGGTAACTCCACCTTCTGATAATATGAAATCAACGGTCTGAACAACCGTAACCTACTGCGCCACGGAGAGAAACCATGGCGCACGAACTACAACTCATCAAGCAGTCCTCAGGAATCCTGATCCCCGCGACGCCGGAGACCAGCGATATTCTGCAATCAAAAATCAAACTAGGCGCCGTGCTGGTAGCCGAGTTCCGCCAGGTGAGGAATCCCGTATTCCATCGCCGTTTCTTTGCGCTCCTGAATCTCGGTTTCGAATACTGGGAACCCACCGGCGGGGCGATATCCAGCAATGAACGTAAGCTCGTAAATGGTTATGCTAAATTCCTCGCGGCATTTGGTGGAAACGAAGGCGCACTGCTGGATGCTGCCGAGCAGTATCTGGAGCAGGTAGCCAGTCGCCGAGTTACCAATGGGATCAGCCTGTGTAAATCCTTTGACGCGTACCGTGCCTGGGTAATTGTCGAGGCCGGCCACTACGACGCAATTCAACTACCTGACGGAACTCTTCGTAAACACCCCCGCAGCATAGCTTTCGCCAACATGGACGAAACCGAGTTCCAGCAACTTTACAAAGCCGCGCTCGATGTTCTGTGGCGCTGGGTATTGTCCCGGGCATTCAAGACTCAGCGAGAAGCGGAAAACGCCGCTGCGCAGCTTATGAGTTTTGCGGGGTGATGGCGATGAAATTTTCCTGGTTCCACCATCACGAATGCACAACCGAGCAGGCCGACGAACTTATTGCCTGTTACCGACGCCGCGGCGCCACGGTAGAACGCAGCCTGAACTGCGACAATATCACCTGGACTGTTAGCGCAAAATTACCTGAATGCGAGCATCCGGCGCGTACACCAAGAACCTTTCGGCAAAAGGTCTGGGGGTGATTATGGCTAAGTTACCGCGCCGGAAGTGCGCCAACAAAGAATGCCGCCAGTGGTTCCATCCTGTTCGCGATACGCAGACTGTCTGCGGTTATGAGTGCGCTAGCGCGGTTGGAAAAGAGCAGACCAGAAAGGTCAGGGAGGCGGCACAACGCAAGGAGTCTGCCAAAAAGCGCGCCACTGAGAAAAAAGAGCGAGCCGCCTGGCGCCAGCGTAAAGCTGCGGTTAAGCCGCTAAAGCACTGGGAAGATTTAACGCAGCGTGTCGTCAATGACTACATCCGCGAACGTGATGCCGATCTGCCATGCATCAGCTGTGGGACGTTCGAAACCGTCCAGTGGGAAGCAGGTCACTACCGCTCACGCGGTAAGGCATCCCACCTGCGCTACCACGAAGACAATATCAGTAAACAATGTCACCACTGTAACGTGCAGTTGTCGGGCAATCAGCAGCAGTACCGCCTTGGCCTTATCGAGAAAATTGGGCCTGAGCGCGTCGAGGCACTCGAAAACAATAACGTTCCACACCGATACACCATCGAAGAACTCGAAGCCATCAGGAAGCACTACAGCGCGCTTCGCCGTGGGTTAATTAAGAGCAGGGAGGCCGCATGACATTTGAATCCTACTTTGCCGATCACCTCCGCGTTCGCTGGCAGCAATTGCGCTTATACCATTTCCCCGGCTCTGTGCTGACGGACTACCGAATACTGAAGAACTACATCAAAACCATAGGCGGTACTGTATGAACACTCAATTTCTCGAATACGTGCGCCAGCAGCTGATGGTGGCCACCGCCGATTTAAGTGGTGCGACGAAAGGGCAGTTGATGGCGTGGCTTGAGAACGCCCAGTTTGATACGGGAACGTTTAAACGTAAGAAGCTCCGTGTGTATGATGAAGTGACCGGGAAAATGATTACGCTGGATAACCCACCAATATCGGGCAAACAGTCGCATGCCAAGGGTTCACATATTCCCCTGGTGCAGCCGGTAGAATTCTACACCGCATCGTGGCGCCGGGCGCTGATGTCACTTGAAGAACCCCAGAAGGCCTGGCTACTGTGGAACTACAGCGAGAACGTAAGCTGGGAGAGTCAGGTGTTGATTACTCAGTGGGCGTGGGCTGAATTCAAGTCGCAGATGGGGTCTCGAAAGATAGCTGGTAAAACCATCGAACGGTTGAAGGCGTTAATTTGGCTTGCTGCTCAGGATGTGAAAGCAGAACTAGCAGGGCGCAGCACATACGAGTACCAGCAGCTGGCGCAACTGGTAGGGGTATCAAAGCCAACTTGGACTGAAACCTACCTCCCGCACTGGCTGGCGATGAAACAAGAATTCGTGCACCTTGATAATCAGGCGCTCCTTTCTGTTTCGCGATCACGTTCACAACAAAAGTCGACAAATTTGGATGTAAGTCTTGCAAAACCGAACTGAAATGGATATATTTCGTGTAAATCTGATATTGTGCCATTGTTGTATGCACTGGCAGTAAATGAGTTTTCAAGCCTGAGGTTGACGCCTTGGGCTTTTTTATTTGAATGTAGACAAGCGGTAAAGCACTCAAGCCATAATTGAATTCTCGCTGGCTAAATCCCTGCCAGACGCGTCAAGTCTAAGTTCACTTCGAGGTATCAAAGGTAGTTGTCAATTTGATATATTTCGCTTCAAAGAAGTTGAGAAATGGATTAATGATAATGAGGTTGCCAACAAAGGTAGAGCTGATTTCATTCTGCTTCGTAGTCATTTGGGTTATCTGGTGTGCATGGGCAGACAAAACAACTCACGACACATACCTTTTTGATGGGGTGCTTTATAAGTCAGTTATTGTGGGGACTTCCTTCGTGATAGGAGTTTTCATTGCTTGGCGTGTGTACCTAAGTAATAAGTTCTCAACAGGTCTGGTTAAGAGGCTTTTTGGCGTTTGTCTCACCGTTATGATGTACCTGACTTTTACCTTTTGGAACGTTCCAGAGTTAATAATGATCTCATCAGCTAATAAGCATGTGAGTGACAATTACCGATTCAAAATGAGATACCCCACGGAATCTGGAGGAAAAACCAGGTCATGTAAGGCTCATGTTATCTACTATGACACATATCTGAAGCGTGAAATCGCACTCTGTCACTGGGATTATGCTCCATCTTTTTTCTATACGGATTATATTCGAGTAGATAAGCTGATTTCAGGTATGGGCGGGCAGATTATTTATCACGAAGCCGTTCATTGAGAAAATCCTATTTAAAGTTTAGAGGTCGCCATATGGCGACCCTTTTCATACACACAGCGCCATCCGAAGAATCGGATGTGAGGCTCTAAGGCCAGGATGTGCACCTTGGACAGCAAACATTGAGTTTGTTGTGGTTTCTTGCAACGCTGCATCATCTGCTCCGTTCTATACTGTTTGCTTAGTATTGCGGAGGAATGTATGAAAGAAGGGTATTACTGGATTCAGCATGTAGGCATTGTACAGGTAGCGTATTACACGAATGACACTGTTGATGATCTGGAAACGGGTAAAACAATCACAGGTGTCTGGCATCTGACCAGAGGCGATGACATTTGCCATAACGGTGAGGCAGAGGTGTTAGAAGGTCCTCTCACTCCACCAATGTAAACAACCTAACTTACTTCGAGGCTGCCGCATGGCGGCCTTTTTCATTTTAGGCTCACGGGAATCATCCGCTACGTGCTTTGTTGATAAATCCAGCACGTGAAGCCTGACCCTTTAATCACACACAGCGCCATCCGAACTATCGGAGGTGAGGCTATGACCAGAATGAGCACCATTTACAGCAGACTTTCATATGGAACAGGAACCACGCTGACCGGCTGCGGTGTATCAGCGAAGGCATATGCCGAAACAGCTAAAACAGCAAAAGAGGTGTCCTGGATGTTGGCCGACAGAATTGCAGGGTTAAGCCTGAGTGACTGGGCAATTATAGTCGGTATTGCATGCACCGTTATTACCTGTGCAGTGAACTGGTATTTCCGCTGGAAAGAACGGGAGGATCGTCGCAATGGCTATGCCACAAAAGCTGAAGAATAAACTGAGTGCAGCGGTCGTTGGGTTAATTCTTGCAGGGGCTTCCGCACCCGTGATTCTCGATCAGTTTCTGGATGAGAAAGAGGGTAACAGCACAACAGCGTACAAGGACGGCTCTGGTATATGGACCATTTGTCGTGGCGCCACGATGGTTGATGGCAAGCCAGTGGTTCAGGGCATGAAGCTGTCTGCTGAGAAATGTTCCAAGGTGAACGCCATAGAACGCGACAAGGCGCTGGCATGGGTTGAGCGAAACATCGAGGTGCCACTGACCGAACCACAGAAAGCTGGGATCGCATCTTTTTGTCCGTATAACATCGGCCCCGGAAAATGCTTCCCGTCTACGTTCTATAAGCGCATCAATGCTGGCGACCGTAAAGGAGCCTGTGAAGCTATTCGCTGGTGGATTAAAGACGGTGGCCGCGATTGTCGTCTGACCAAAGGCCAGAAAAATGGCTGCTATGGGCAGGTAGAGCGACGAGATCAGGAAAGCGCGCTGACGTGCTGGGGGATAGACCAGTGAACCTGCGCTATCAGTTCATTGCTATTTCGTTGCTGGTGGCCGTTGCATTCATCGCCGGTAGTGTATGGAGCAGCCGCGGTTGGGAAAAGAAGTGGGCAGAGCGTGACAGCGTGGAATCGTCGCAAACCGCGAACGCGCAGACCGCCGCCCGCATGATTGAACAAGGGCGAATTATTGCCCGTGATGAGGCTGTAAAAGATGCACAAGCACAAGCCGCAAAATCTGCTGCCACTGCTGCTGGTATGTCTGCCACTGTTAGCCAGCTGCGCACCGAAGCAACAAAGCTTGCCGCCCGCCTGGACGCCGCAAAGCACACCGCAGATCTTGCCGCTGCCGTCAGAAGCAAAACAGCCGGAACCGACGCCGCAGTGCTCGCCGACATGCTCGGACGCTTTGCAGAAGAAGCTCGATATTATGCTGAGCGATCTGACGAAAGCTACCGGGCTGGAATGACGTGTGAGCGCATTTACGATTCGGTGAGACAGTCGAACAACGGGAAGTGGCAAAAAGCGGGGACGAATCCCCGCTAGCTGTTAGCCAACTTTGCGATAAGGGTAGCCAGCTTTTTTAATGTGGGCATCAAAATACTGACCTTTTGACGGTGCATTCATTAACGCTGTGTGCACGGCAGAAGGAACCCGAGAGTATTGATAAATGCCACTACTATGGAATGCAATTTCCAGCGTTGAAGTGGCCTGGTCATAACCTACTGATTGGAGATTTGAAGATGAAACAGGTTGACGAATCAAAGCAGTTTCCTCGTTTGTATGGGAAAAGTCCCGAGGAAATCGTAGAGCTATTCAAAGGGTATAACTTTGTCGACGATCATGGTCATCGACTGGATATGTGCCAGGACTTCAAAGATTTAGCTGAGCTTGCCAGTAAGGCGCAGGCCTGACCGCATTACAGAAGCTCTTCACTGAGGGGCTTCGATAATGTAATGCTGCGTTTGTTGAGTTGAGGCCCCACTAGAGATGGGGCCAATAAGTTACGCTCGAGGTAAAACTTTGAAGGTGAAGGTTTGCCCAGCTCCGCCGATGATCATTGCACAATGTATGATTGTTGTGTCTCGCGTGGCATTTTTGTCTTCGAGAATATTTCGAAATAACGTACGCACTAGTTTCTTTGAAAATGCCTCCTTGGCGCTGTCAGACTCCTCATCTTCACCGTAAATCCATATCTGCCCGGATATTGCAGTTTCGACGTTTTTAAGTTTTTCCCACCCATCTATGGCGAAAGCAATAGTTTCATTAGTGGACTTAACAGCCTCGAGCGTCAACGTCCCAATGCTATCTCTAACAGCTTTAGCGGTGGACTCATAACTTGAATTGCCGACATTCTCAACTGAATAGGTTAACAAAAAGTAGTGATACATAATCATCCCCAGAAATTGAATTAGATGTTTATTTGGGGGTGTATCCCTTTAAATCAATAAGGTGAGGTTGTTAATTGTGACGGAGGAAGCAAAAAAAACGAGGCCATATCCGCCAGTAAACTTCATCGCCTCCGACAACTGGCAGCCATACACCATGCTAATCCCCGCTAACGAAGTGCATGAGTGGATAAGCCGGCAAATCCTCAGTGATGACGGAAGCATCCATAACCCTGACCACGCCCATTTAATGGAAGCTGATTTGTGCTTTATGTGGGCTTCAGAATCATTCGCGAAAAAAGGGCGATATGTTCTCGGTCAGGCCGAACAGGTAATGCTCCGTTCCGGTGGTTGGCAAAAAGCAAGAATGGAGCAGCAGATGTATGAATGGTTTGGGCGTATTCCGAAGTTCATCATCACGCTGGCAGCTGATTACTGCTCACAATGCAGTGACCTTGAATTCTGCGCGCTGGTTGAGCATGAGCTTTACCACATCGCCCAGGCCACCGATGATTTCGGCGCGCCTAAGTTCAACAAAGAGACCGGGCAGCCAGTACTTACACTACGTGGCCACGACGTCGAAGAATTCACTGGAGTCGTACGTCGATACGGTGCCAGCAAAGAAGTACAGGAGTTCGTTGATGCGGCCAATGCGCCGGCAGAAGTGGCTCACATCGATATAGCCAGGTCATGCGGGACGTGCATGCTGAAGTTGGCTTAACTTTTGGATTGTTCTGGACGAATGGTGATTTATGGCTGCGTTAAAACCGGAAGTGAAAGCCTTCATCATTCAACAGCTTGCGTGTTTTGACACTCCATCGATTGTGGTCGATGCCGTCCAGAAAGAATTCGGCATAAAGATCACCCCGCAGCAAGTTGAGACGCACGATCCTACGAAGGTTAGCGGTCGTGGCTTGGCGAAAAAATGGGTGGCGCTATTCAATGCGACAAGGACTCGCTTTCAAACCGAAATAGCCGAAATCCCTATCGCGAACAAAGCATATCGCCTGCGTGTTCTTGATCGCATGGCTACGAGAGCAGAAGGGATGAAAAACATGGCGCTCACTGCCGCGCTTATGGAGCAGGCAGCGAAGGAAGTTGGTGACGTTTACACCAATAGGCAGAAGGTGGAGCAAAATGTCATCGCCACACATAACGTAATGCCGGTTCCGTCATGCGACAACGTGGATGACTGGGAAAAAGCGGCGCAGAAGCAGCAAGGCGAGGTATTGGGTGGATGAATTACAAAGCCGTCTGGAAACCATTGCCGGGGTCGCAGTCGCTTTCCCTGAGTTGCCCGTGTAACGAGATTCTCTATGAAGGAACTCGTGGGCCCGGTAAAACCGCTGCGCAGCTGGCTCGCTTTCGTCGTCTGGTTGGCCTTGGATATGGTTCGTTCTGGCGAGGTGTGATATTCGATACCGAGTATAAAAACCTCACCGACATCATCACCCAGTCGAAGCGTATGTACCGCCTGTTTAACGACGGCGCGCGCTACCTGGCGTCAGCGTCAGAGCTACGCTGGGTGTGGCCAACGGGCGAAGAACTGCTCTTCCGCTTCGGCAAAGAAGAGGGCGATTACTGGGACTATCACGGCCAGGAGTTCCCGTTCATTGGTTTTAACGAACTGACCAAGCAGCAGTCGGGTGAGTTCTACGAGATGATGTTCTCCTGTCGGCGCTCCTCGTTCCGGCCTGAGAACTACCCGCTGGATGATGGCTCGCTGCTTAAGCCGATCCCACTGGAAACGTTCAGCACGACCAACCCGTTCGGCATCGGTCATACCTGGGTGAAGAAACGCTTCATAGAGCCAGCGCCCCGCGGAACCATCATTCGCGAAACGCAGAAGGTGTTTAACCCGCAGACCGAGCGCGAAGAGGATGTGACGCTTACCCGCGTTGCGATTCACGGCTCGTTCAAAGAAAACCCGTATCTGGATCCGCAGTACATCGCGACGCTGATGGCTATCAAAGACCCGAACCGTCGCAAAGCGTGGGTAGAGGGTTCCTGGGATGTCACCAGCGGCGGGCGCTTTGACCATCTGTGGAACGCATCGCTGCACGTCATTAAGCCGTTCCGTATACCGGATAGCTGGACCGTTGACCGTTCACATGACTGGGGTGAATCAAAGCCGTTCTCTAATCTCTGGTGGGCGCATGCCGACGGTACTGCTGCTGATCTGCCTGACGGTCGCCAGTTCTGTCCTCCAGCCGGTTCGCTAATCCTCATTGGCGAGTGGTACGGATGCCCGCCGGACGAGCTGAACAAAGGCCTGAATATGTCCTCGACAAACGTCGCAAAAGGCGTGGCGTGGGTTGATAAACGGTTGGTGGGAGAGGAACTGGCTGAACCCGAAGAAATAAAGCTCAACGGAGTCTCGCAGGGGCAGTTAAACATTATGCCCGGTATCTGCAAGAAGGTTGTTCCTGGGCCTGCTGACGGGGCTATCTACAACACCGGCGATGATGAGCTATCTATTGCCCAGAAGATGGAATCGCAGGGCGTTAAATGGGTGCCATCCAATAAGAAACCCGGATCGCGTGTGAACGGCGCAGCATTGTTTGCTGACATGCTCGAGGCCGTCATTGAAGGCAAGAAGCTGGAGTCAGGCATGCCTGAGAAGCCAGCATTTTACGTGTTTGATTACTGCCGGGGCTGGATAAGTCGTGTGCCGGTACTCGTTCGCGACAGTAAGAATCCTGATGATGTAGACACTCAGCAGGAAGACCACGACTGGGACGGTACGCGATATACCGTCCTGCATTCACCGCCGAAGAAAGTCGGCAAAGTCACCAATTTGAGGCTCTAAACCCATGCCTGATATTTCAACACCCAATCTGGACTATGGGAACATGGTGCAGGCGTGGGACATTAACGACGCCCTGATGGGCGGCACGCTGTACATGCGTCAGCTGGGTGAGGTCTATCTGCCGCGCTGGCCGAAGGAAGACAAAGAGGATTACAAAAAGCGCCTGGCTGTGGCCACGCTTCTGCCTGCCTACGAAGAGACTATCAATCAGAACGTCGGACGTGTATTTGCTGAGCCGATTAAACTGGGCGAGAACGTCCCAGATCAGCTGCGCGAGTTCGCAAAAGACGTGGACCTTGAAGGCACCCGCCTGGATGTATGGGCGCAGTCGTTCTTCAGCCTGGCGATGCAGTATGGGCTTTCCCATGCGCTGGTGGACTACCCCCGGGTGGACGCCGAGCAAGTGAAGACCAAGGCGGATGAGAAAGCCACTGGCGCACGACCGTACGTAACGATGCTGAATCCCCGACAGCTGATCGGCTGGAAATCGAAGATGACCGGCGGCAAGGTCGTATTGACCGAGCTGCGCATCAAAGAAGTGGTGGTCGAGGACGGAGACGACTTCGGGCAGACCAAGGTTGAGCAGATTCGACTGCTGACGCCCGGGAAGGTGCAGATTTACCGCAAGGCGACCGGCGAGAATGCCCAAGCGAACTGGACGCTGCATGAAGAATGGCAGACCTCCCGCAAGGACATAACCCTGGTCACGCTCTACACCAAGCGCACCGGTTTTATGTGCGGTTCACCACCGCTGCTCAATATGGCGCTGCTAAACATCAAGCACTGGCAGAGCCAGAGTGAGCAGGACAACATTCTGCACGTAGCGCGCGTGCCGCTACTGACCGTATTCGGGCTTGAAGAAGGGCAAGAGCTGGTTATCGGTTCTTCGTCTGCAACTCAGTTCTCCGATCGACAGAAACAGGGGCTTGAATACGTCGAACACACAGGTACTTCGATCAGCTCGGGCAAAGAGTCACTGACCGACCTTGTAGAACAGATGCGCCAGGCGGGCGCAAAGCTGCTGCGCACCGACAATACCTCGACCAAATCTGTTGACCAGACCTCAGAAGAGAAAATGCAGGAGCAGTCCCCGCTCTACACTATGGCAACCAGCCTGGAAGATGCGATCGACAATATCCTGCAGATTATGGCTGAGTACATCGGTGAATCCGAAGGTGGTAACGTCGATGTCCGCACCGAACTGGATGTCGAATCGAAAGAGTTCAATCCTCCTGCTGCACTGGCCATTCAGTCGCTACGTCAGGGCGGTGACCTTCGCCGCATCGATGCGATTAAATCCCTGCAAAAACTCAACCTGATTGATGCCGATGCAGACCCGGAGAAGGTCCTGGACGAATTGCTGGCTGAGTCATCTTCTCTGGATACCAGAACGTTAGACGAGGTATAGCATGGCCCGCTCTGTCAATGACCGCCTGCAGGACGAGACCATAGCGCATGGACTTTATGTGACGCGCTACGGCACCGGCGTCGCTCGGCGCATGGTGGCGTTGCTCAGCAAGATGGATGCTGACCTGGCTGCCAAACTACTGGTGCTGCTGGATGGTAAGAGCGCTGATACCTACAGTGCCCGCCGCCTGGCTTCGCTGTTGGCTGGTGTGCGGGACCTCAACCAGCAGGCCTACGAACCGGTTAATACCGCGCTTGCCCGTGAACTGACGCGCTATGTTGAGTATGAGGCCGTGTATCAGATGGACCTGTTCAGCAACATAATCCCTCAGCAAATACTGAAACATGTACCGCTCCAAAGCATCGTGCCTGAGCAGGTTTACGCTGCTGCCGTGGCTCAGCCTTTTCAGGGGCGGTTGCTTAAGGAATGGGGTCAGAAGCTAGAATCGGATCGACTGGACAAAATCACTAACGCTGTGCGTTCTGGGTTTCTCCAAGGCGAAACGGTAGAGCAGATCGTTAAGCGCGTCGCCGGCACGCCGCAACTTAACCGCCAGGACGGGGTTATCAATGCCTCACGTCGTGACCTTGCTGTTGTTGCCCGCACAGCGGTGAATCATATGGCAGCAACGGCGCGCCAGGAGTTCGCACAAGCCAACAGCGATATCGTGAAGGCCAAACAGTGGTCTTCGACTCTGGACACCCACACCAGCCAGTGGTGCATCATCCGCGACCGCAAACTCTACACGCTCAACGGCAAGCCGCTGGGCCATGCAGTCCCGTATCTACGCGGGCCCGGCAAAATCCACTTCTGCTGCCGCTCCGGTGAAATCCTGATCACGAAATCATGGGAAGAATTGCAGATACCGTCTGGCGAGCTGAGCAGCGCCACGCGCGCCTCAATGGACGGACAGGTGCCAGCGCATACCAGCTATGCCGAGTGGCTTGCGAGGCAGCCTTACGCACGGCAGGAACAGGTACTGGGCTTTACTCGTGCGCAGATGCTGCGTGACGGTAAAATCACTGTGCCGGAATTGTTCAACGATGCAGGGGAGTTCATGACCCTGGACGAACTGCGCCGTGTGGATGCGTCGGCATTCGAGTAACGTAAACCTAATCAACATCAGGCTGCCTTCGGGTGGCCTTTTTTATGCCTGCCGCTGAGCGGATGCGACGCGGTGACCGGGTCGGATGACCCACTACCAATGGCCGGAAGGCTGGAGCAAAACAATGAAACTCAAACTCGATGCTAACGGAAATGTGGTCGTTGAAAACGGTATGCCTGTGTACGTCCATGATGACGGCAAAGAGATCCCGTTTGATGCGACCGCAGCGATGACAAAAATCACCTCGCTAAATGGTGAAGCCAAAACTCACCGTGAGGCGAAGGAAACAGCGGAAGCTGATCTCGCCAAATTCGCTGGCATCACCGACCCGACTAAGGCGCTCGAAGCCCTGGAGATGATGACCAAAATCGACCAGAAGAAACTGATCGATGCTGGCGCCGTTGACCAGGTGAAGGCTGAGATCACCAAGGTCTTCCAGCAGCAACTGGACGAAGTGAACGGCAAGAACCAGAAACTGGAAACCCAACTCTACGACGAGATGATCGGCGGCCGCTTCGGCGGTTCGAAGTTCATCTCCGAGAAGATGGCGATCCCGGCTGAGTTCGTGCGTTCTCACTTCGGGCAGAACTTCAAAATCGAAGACGGCAAGGTCGTGGCCTACGACGGACAGGGCAATAAGGTATTCTCCCGTACCAAGCCTGGCGAACTGGCCAGCTTCGATGAAGCGCTGGAATCGCTGGTCGAGTTGCATCCGCAGAAAGACTACATCCTCAAAGCGTCCGGCAATACCGGCGGTGACTCTCGTCAGTCGCAGCATCAGGCCGGGCAAAAAACCATGAAACGCGGTGCATTTGACGCTCTGGATGGCGCAGGCAAGCAAGCAGCGCTGAAAGACGGCGTCAGCATCGTCGATTAAATCGAAAGGAGCCATAAATGGCAGGCAATACCCTTACTGGTCTGATCCCGACCATCTATACCGCGCTGCACGTAGTGTCCCGCGAGCAAACTGGTTTTATTCCTGCGGTGGCGCGTGACGCGAAAGCGGATGCTGCTGCAAAAGACCAGACCGTACGTGCGCCAGTCGCACCTGCAGCCACCACTGAAGATATTGTCCCTGGTCCGTCAGCCCCTAATTCTGGCGACCAGACCATCGGTGGTGTGGATGTCAAAATCACCAAATCCAAAATGGCCCCGGTGAAATGGAATGGTGAAGAGCAATTGGCTCTGGGCCCGGCTGGTACCTACAACACCATCCTGGCTGACCAGTTCAAGCAGGCTTTCCGCGCGCTGGCGAACGAAGTGGATGCAGACCTCGCTGCGCTGTACCTCAACTCCTCCCGCGCTGTTGGCGCGCCGAAGAATACTCCGTTTAGCATTAAAGACGATCTGACTGATGCTGCGTTGGCGCGTCAAATCCTGACCGATAACGGTGCGCCGACTACCGATTTGCGTATGGTGCTGGGTGGCGAAGCGATGGCATCCATCCGTGGTAAACAGGCTGTCCTCTTCAAAGCGAACGAAGCGGGAACCGACCAGCTGCTGCGTGAAGGTGTTATCGGTCGCATCATGGGCTTCAACCTCCACGAATCCTTCAGCATCAAGCGTACCGCGAAAAGCGCTGCTGCTGGCTATAAGGTCAATGGCGCGAAGAAAGAGGGCGATATCATCATCGCTATTTCTGCCGGCACCGGCGGTATTGCTGCAGGTACTGCGGTGAAGTTCGCCGGTGATGACAATCAGTATCTGGTCGTTGCGGCTACGTCTTCCACTATCACCATTAGCGCGCCGGGCCTCCGTCAGGATCTGGCAGATCAGGCTGATGTCACCGTGTTGAGCGAATTCGTACCGAACATGGCGTTTGACCGCGGGGCATTCCTACTGGCCAGCCGTACCCCTGCGATGCCTGAAGGTGGCGATACTGCTGATGACGTCATGAATGTGACCGACCCGGTGTCTGGCATCACCTTCCAGGTGGCGCTGTACCGCCAGTACCGTCAGGTGCGTTATGAAGTGGGTCTGGCATGGGGGGTGGCTGCTGTGGCGCCACGTCATTCCGCCATCATCATGGGTTAACCCAAGGGGCTTCGGCCCCTTTGTTTTTCAGGAGGCCCAATGGCCGGATTAACCAAAGAGCAGCGCGCCCAGCGTGAAGCGGAAAAGCTTGCAGCTCAGCAGGGTATTGAGCTGGTGGTCATGGTACGTGACACCCCAGAATTCCCCGGCGGCCCGCTGAGCGCTGAGGTTCACCCTGACGAGGTGGATAACTGGCTGGCGCTGGACTGGCGTCTGGAGGAATAACCATGCTGGTTGCCGATCCCCATTCGCCTGACTTCAACAGCTACGCCAGCGTTATTGACCTGCGCACGTTCGCGGCGGGGCGCGGGTATGCCGTTCCTGCGGATGATGGCGAATGTAGCCAGATGCTGATGCAGGCAATGGACTTTCTGGAAGGGAAGGCCTGGCGCGGTCAGCGTTCCAGCGCATCACAGCCTCTATCCTGGCCGCGTTCCGGCGTGCGCTTCGATGGTGTTGACCTGCCGAATGATGCGATTCCACAGCGCCTGATTGATGCTCAATGCCGCCTGGCTATTGAGTCGCAGGAGATTGACCTCACCCCGTCGGTCGATGGCGGTGGGGCGGTGGTCATGGAGCGCGTAGAGGGCGCAGTCACGGTCCAGTACGAACCAGGCACGAATAAGGCAGCGCCGTCATTCCCCTGGCTCTACTCCTCGTTGCGTGGGCTGGTGGTGGGCGGCAATCAGATCCGCATCGAAAGGGGGTGATATGCCAATCGACTACCGCCGCATGCGAAACACCGCAACGCGATTGCTGACCGAGAACGGGAAGGCTTATCCGCTTACCCGCGGTGGTGGCACTACCCGCGATCAGTTCGGCAAAGAGGTAACCACCCCGGCTATCACTGCGACCGTCACTGGCGTTGTCACTGAATACTCATCTCGTGAAATAGATGGCTCTCTGATTACTACTGGCGATAAGAAGCTGGCGGCCACAGCCGTAACGGAAGTGCGTATTGACGACCGCATCGAGATCGACGGCAAAGCATGGCGGGTGGTGCAGCCTAATCCGGTTAAGCCTGCCGATGTACTCATCTCCTACAACATCCAGCTGAGGGCATGACTATGGCCAGTTCTGCTAATCAGCCGTTCCTGGCTGCCATTCAGTTATTTGTGGATAGTTCGAAGCAGGATATGGATCAGGTGGTGCGCCGGACGGGCATTAAAATCCTCGCTCAACTGGTTGAGATGTCCCCGGTGGGCCAGCCGGATATCTGGCAGGTCAACCAGACCGCGACGGCGTACAACACTGCGGTGCGGGAGCATAACGCGGCTCTTCGCGATGACCCTGCCAACCTGACCAAATCGGGACGGCTTAAGCGCGGGCGGGCGGTCAACGACTCGATGGACATCAAAAAGCCTGAGGGCTACGTCGGCGGACGCTTCAAAAACAACTGGTATGTGGGTTTCGACAGCCAGCCTACTCAGTCCAACGATACACCGGACGCTTCTGGCCAGGGTTCAAACTCCCGTGGCATGGCGGTGCTCGAGGTGTTCAGGGTGGGCCAGGTCAGCTCGATTTATTTCACCAATAATCTGCCTTATGCGGCAGCGCTTGAGAACGGGCACTCTGGTCAGGCGCCCGGCGGCATGGTGGGTATCACTGCGCTGGATGCCGCGCAAATGTTCCGTGAGGCAATGAGCGAGGTGCGCAATGGCCAGTGACCAGTCAATGCGTATCGCTGGCCTGCTGGAGAATCGTGTTGCGGTTATTTGCTCGTCGCTTGGCCTGCCGGTGGCCTGGCCGAACATCGCGTTCACTCCCCCGGATAATGCGCCATACGGGCGCGTTTATATCCTACCTGCGCAAACTGTGGGGCAGGATCTGGAAGGTCAGTTGCGTACGTACCAGGGCATTCTCCAGCTTAACATCATTGCGCCAGCAGGCAGCGGTGTGACACAAGCCAGGGGGCTGGCAACGTCTGTCGCTGATGCCTTCCCTGAAGGACTGCCGCTGGTGGATGGTGACCTGACCGTATACATCAACGGCCCGCCGCAGGTGCGCCCACCGATACAGGACCGTCCGACCTCTGCACCCAACGGCAGCAGCGGCTCCATCACTTACACCACTCCCGTCAGCATGCAGTACCGCGCTGATTACTGACCCGTCGTCTGGCGGGTTTTTTATTTCATCAATTCAGGAGAATGCAATGGCATTCGCAATCCCTAACGGGTCGCGTGTAAACGTGGCCAAGGCGTATCTTGCGCCGATTGTCTTCACTGCGGCATCCAATGCGACGGAATGCGAACTGACCGTTGCCTCGGCTGCTGGCATCCTCGCGGGCGATGTCGTCCAGGTTAGCTCTGGCTGGCTGAAGCTTGACAACATGGTGGTGCGTGTCAAGTCAGTAACCGGTACGAAAATCGTGCTGGAAGCGTTTGATACCACCGATACCAAGAAATTCCCGGCGGGTACTGGGGCAGGTACGCTGCGTAAAATTGATTCGTGGATCACCATGCCTCAGGTGATGACGCTGTCCACCGAAGGCGGTGACCAGCAGACCATCAGTGTGCAGTTCCTGGAGGATGATAAGGCCCGTACCATCCCGACGTTCAAAAACGCCGTGGTTCAGGTCTACACCTTCGCACACGACCCGAATCTGGCGATTTACAAGCGCCTCATCGACCTGGACGACTCCAGCGACACCACGGCGGTCTGGTTCCACAACCCACGCGGCAAAGCGGATCGTTACTACTCTGCCAAAGTGTCGTTCCAGCGCGTGCCACGTACCGAAATCAACGCCGTCGAGAGTAACGAAGCGCGAATGAACTTCGAATCGGATATGCAGATTTACCCGATTGCCGATTCCTCCGCTACGCCGCTGGCGTTCCTGACTGACCTGTCGGCAACCAAGTCTGTTGCTGCTAATGCAGCTCTGGATCTGTCGGTGGTCATGCAGGGCGGTTCCGCGCCGTATACCTACGTATGGAAGAAGGACGGCACAGCCATTCCGGGCAAAACCGCATCCACGCTCAACATTCCGTCCGCTCAGTCTTCCGATGCTGGGGTGTATACCTGCGAAGTTACCGACGCCGCAGGCAAGACGCTCACTTCTGCCGGATGCACCGTCAGCATTACTTGATTAATCTGGCCCGGTAATCCGGGCCTTACCGAGATAAACAAATGACCAAATTCTCCCTGATCCCCAATCCGACATTTTCCGTTACTGCCAGCATCCCGCGAGCTGGCGCCGAAGACGGCAAACTGACCTGCACCTTCCGCCATAAAACGCTGGACGAGCTGCGCGCTATGGATGAGCAACTGCAAAAAAAAGCTGATGGCAAAAAAGCCTCTATCGAACCGCAGGCCGATTACCTGATGGAGATAGTCGAAGGGTGGGCGCTGCCTGACGAGTTTACCCGCGACAACGTAATCGTCCTGCTAAAGAACTATCCTCGCGCGTTCGACAGCATCGGTCTGGCCTACACCAAAGAACTGATGGGTATCCGCGAAAAAAACTGAGGCAGGTCGCCGCAGCGTTGTATACACCGGGACCGACGCTCGCGGAGTTAGCCGCTTTTGGTTTAACGCTTGAGGACGTGGAGGAAGAAGTGGGGATCCTGCCATCCATATGGGAGGCCTTTACCATCTTCTCCACGCTGGCGACCCAGTGGCGCGTCGGTGCGAGTGGTGCGACCGGCCTTGACTACAACGTTCTCCCCTGGGTGTTTCAGTTGCACGGGGTTGAGGATGCGGCGGCCTGCTTGGCTGACCTTCAAATTATGGAAAGTGAGGCTCTCAAGGTAATGCATAAGGAGACGAAATAATGACAGACCAGATCGCCTCAATTACTTTGCGGGCTGATGTTTCGGACCTAAAAACTGCCAGCAACGAGCTGGATAAACTCGGAGAGGCAGCGGCCGGTGCCGTCGGCAAGGCTGATGACCTTAACAGCGTATTTCGCGCGGGTGCTGAGTCTGCGAAGCAGGGCAGCGAAGGTATCAAAGAGCAGCAGGCTGCACTGAAAGGCCTGCTTGAGAATATCGATCCGGTAAACAAAGCACTGAACCGGCTGGACGAACAACAGGCCGCGCTGCGTAACTTCCAGACCAAAGGCTTTCTGGATACCGATGATTTTCAGCACTACAACAAAATCCTGGACGACACCCGGCTTAAGCTGACGGATGCCGGCGAAGCAGCTGCGCGTGCCCAGGCAGAACTCGCGACCACTCAGGCGGCAGAGAAGCAATCAGCCGCGCTGAAAAACCTGCTGGGTTCAATCGACCCGACGATCCGCGCATTCAACTCGCTGGACGAGCAGCATGCGCAGCTGGTGGCACACTTCGAAGCGGGGCGCATTAACGGCACCCAGTTCGAGCACTTCAACACCATCCTCAACCAGACGCGTGAACGGCTCTCTGGCGTGGCTGACGTGCTACCTGAGGCGCTGTCCCAGCAGGAGTTAGCTGCGCGGCGGGCTGGTATCTCTGTGGGCCAGTACAGCGCCGCAATGCGCACGCTTCCGGCACAGTTCACTGATATCGCCACGCAGCTGGCTGGTGGGCAGTCGCCGTTCCTGATCCTGCTACAACAGGGCGGGCAGATTAAAGACCAGTTTGGTGGGGTTAAAGGGGCTCTAACGGGGGTGGGCGACTATTTACGCACTCTGTTAGGTTTCATTAATCCGGTAACGATAGGTATTAGCGGCCTGGTTGTAGGCCTCGGGGCGATGGCTGTAGCTTGGTACAAAGGCAGCCAGGAAGCCAGTGAGTTTAATAAGCAGCTGATACTCACGGGTAATTATTCGGCCAGTTCGGCGAGCCAACTGTCAGACATGGCTCAAAAAATTGGAGGCTCCAGTGGTAAGGTTGCGGCTGCCGCTCGGACGCTCGCGGAGGTGGTTGGGGCAGGGACGTTTAAAACGGAGCAGCTTGAAACAGTTACCAGGGCGGCGCTGGCGATGCAGGAGGCTACTGGCCAGTCTGTTGACGCCACCATTAAGAACTTCCAAAAGCTGTATGCCAGCCCAACCAAGGCGGCGGAGGATCTTAATTCTACGCTCCATTTCCTTACCTCATCGCAATACGACTACATTTCGGCACTGGAGCGTCGGGGTGATAAAGAGGGAGCAGCAGAGGCGGCTGCAAAAGCTTATAGCCTAGCTGAGCAAAAGCGCAGCCAGCAAATCCTCGACAACATGGGATTAATTGAGAGAGCTGCTGGTAGCGTCAGCAAGGCACTTAAGGGGATGTGGGATGAACTTCTGAATATTGGTCGCCCCGAAGCTCCGAACGACATGCTCCGCAAGATGCAGTCCGAACTTGCTGAGCGTGAGAAAGCCCTGCTTCCAGATAGACAGCGTCAGGGATATGGATATAGCTATGATGCGAGCAGTAACGATCAGGAATATGACGCACGTAGGAAAGCTCAGTTATCAGCGATAAGTGTTTTAAAGGCACAAATAGCGCCACTTCAACAAGCTGCTCAGCTTCAGGAAGATATTAATGTTTCTATTCAGCAAGGAACCGAGGCTGATAACAAGCGAACTAATGCCCTGATTTATCGAAACAGCATCCTCGAACAGTCAGCTACATGGCAGGAAAAGCGCAGCAAGGCCCTGTCTGAACTTTGGAAAAATGTCGCGGCCTCGCCCCGCGACTGGAGCTCAGCACAGCGGCAGCAGGCTGTAGATGCCATTAATAGACAGTTTCATCCGGACAAAACTCCCAAGGCTCCAGCCGTTAAGGTTTCAACAGGTGATCGCTCAACCGACACCTACAATGCTGAGACTCTAGCTCTGCAAGCGCAGCTCAAAACGCTGCAGGATCATCGTGACATCAACGATGTAATCAGCCAGCAGCGTAAGCAGCAGTGGGAGTTAATCTCAAAAATCACCATCCTCGAGTCCACAGCTAACGATCCGAAAGGGCGTGCATTAACTTTCGATGAAAAATCGTTGCTGGCGAACAAAGAGAAACTGCTGGCCCAGGCAGATATTAATGCCGGACTGGGTGATCAAATTGCCAAGCAGCAAAAATTGAACTCATTGGCTGACCAGGCAACTAAGTTCGCCCAGCAACAGTCTGCCAAGCAGGCGGAAATTGCGGCAGCAGCTAGAGGCTTGTCCACCAGAGAGGCTGAAAGGGAGGCGACGCGCCAGCGCCTGACTGAATCCTACGCCTTTAACCAAGACGCTCAGAAAAAGGTTCTCGCAGATCAAGAGGAGACCTATCGGAAAGAAGATGAACTTCGCAGCGACTGGCAGGCTGGCGCAAAGCGGGGCTGGGCCGATTATGCCGACTCAGCAACAAACACGTTTGAAGCAATGCGAAATGTGGCTGGTTCTACCTTCAGTGGTCTATCCGACATGTTGACAGATCTGGTTACTACCGGCACAGCAAGCTTCAAAGACTTCACCAAGTCCATGTTGAAGATGATCGTGCAGGTAACGAATCAGTTGCTTGTGGCTTACGCCGTTCAGGCTGCGATGGGGTGGATTAGCGGTGGTGCTGGTGGCAACACGCCAGGCGGAGCATATGCCAGCGCTGCAAACTCTGGAGTTAGCCTGTTTGATTCCGGTGGTTACACAGGTGCGGGCGGTAAATATGAACCCGCAGGCATCGTGCATAAAGATGAGTTCGTTTTCACCAAAGAAGCCACTAGGCGGATCGGCGTAGATAACCTGTATCGCCTAATGAACAACGGTAATTTAGGCCGTTACGCTTCTGGCGGGCTTGTTGGGGGAAATCAGGCTGGAGTGTCAGACTCTGGTGTGCCAATTATCAGCGTCAGTTTTGGTGACATAAACATTGGTTCAGGCGGACAGGTCAATACAGGGGGCTCAGCAAATGCTGCAGCTATTGGCAGGCAACTCAACGATGCGATGATTGACACCATTAATACTCAAGTAAGAAAACCAGGCACTCCGCTGTGGAATGCCGTGAGAGGGAAATACTAATGAAAATTGCAGAAGTAAAGGTCTCTGATGTTGTTTGGTATGCCAACGAAAACGGAAAGGCGATCAGTGCCTTCGTGACATTCTATGGCCCAGACGATTGCACTCGCATTGCAAGTGTCCCTGTTAACCTGCCATATCAGCTAGACCTGACCCTTAAACAAGTTGAAGAGCTTGCTATTGCCACTGCTAAGGGTACGCTAAAGGTGGTCGCTACTAGTTTCTGATCGTTACATCCCTATCTCCCATGGTTATCATGAGAAAAAACATGATAATCATGGGGATGATAATGAGAAAAATGTTTTGCTTAAGTTTGGCCTGTATTGCACTTACTGCGTGTAAACCTTCAGAGGAAAAAGCACTACAACTCGGGCAACAAGAAATTGCAAATGGGTTGATGGATCCCGATAGCGCCAAATTTAAAATGGTTAGGTTCAATTTGGACAAAAACCAGCAGTCCGGGGATGTTGTGAGCGGTTTCGTATGTGGCAGGGTTGCTGGGAAGAATGGGTTTGGTGCGTATGTTGGCTATCATCCTTTCTATGTTCATATCAAGATGACTCCCAAAGGGGCGTTTTCTAAAGGCGTGAATTATGAGATCGGAGAAAAAGCGATATACCCCGATGGAAGAGATGAGTCATGGATAGATCTTGACGGAAACTCTTATGTTAGCCGCTGCGGTGCCACACCATCCGAATGAGTTTATGTAGAGCCGACTAACCACCACCATTCAACCGAACTCAAGCCTCGCTAGCGCGGGGCTTTTTTACATCTATAGCCGAGAGGCAGCCCACTCAGGTGGGCTTATGATGTGTGATTTGTGAAAGTCGTCACATTATCAATCTTTGGTTAAAAAATAACTTCTGGGTGTTTTTCATAACCATATCTATTCACTGCTATTCATATAATAAAAACATAACACTTAACTGTTACACGCTGATTTGACAGAGTTTTTTACTGACGCTTTAATCACGTCTGTAGGTGCTCTTTAACAGTTAGATTGTCTATAGGTAGTATTTACTCTGGGATCTCAATTAGGAAACCAGCGTTGTCAAAAGATTTGTCAGGGACGATGAACCCAAGCTCATTCAAGCTATCGAACGTACGCTTCAAGACGTAATAGAAGTCATCCTCGCTTAGTTCTTCCAGCTCAAGGTCCGTAAGATCTATGTGAAAGCCTTTATGCCCCATCCTGGCCTTCTTATTAATCTCCGCGAAAGTACGTTTGAATATGATGTCGGATAACTCATCTTTGGCGCTGGCGACGATTTTAATTACATCTTGGGCTGAAAGCACCTCATCATCTGCAAGCTCAGAAAGGTATGTTCTCTCAAGTCGTTGCACAATTTCTGCATTCATTGAACGACTATTGGCTTTGGCAGATTCTTCAATTTTCTCTTTTAGTTCAATTGGTAGCCTGATTCGTAACTGCGGATCTTCTCTGCTCATGTTATGTGTTTAACCTACCAAAATTTACAATATGTAAATTATGCCCCACGGTGGGGTTGACAGCAATGACGCACGGTGTGACACTCTAGTTATTGCCTCACGGTGGGGCATTTGGAGGGGTTATGGAAAAAGCAAAAGATATGTATCAGCGCAAGGTGCGCTTCCCAGAGGATGTGCGAAAAGCGATTGAACGTAATGGGGAAGATGAGTGTCGTCAGTTCAATACAGAGTTGATTTATCAGTTGCGGAAGATTTACGGGCTTAGTGGTGAGAAAAGTGTTCAGGCTTGAAAACAACGAAACCCCGACTACTTGCGATAGCCGGGGCTCCTTATCGAACAAATCCCAGACAGGAAATATCGACATGAATATCGTAGCAAAATCAGATTATAACTTCCACGGTATTGATTTGGTGCCGGTTGCCAATCAGCAGGATGTTTGGTTCACATCTGCCGACTTAGCGGCTGCGCTGAAATATAAAAGCGCAAAGTCAATAACTAACCTCTTCAACCAAAATGCAGATGAATTTACGGACGGAATGACTCAGGTCATTGAATCAGTGACCTCAGGGAACTACCGCAAAAAGGTCCGTGTTTTCTCACTTCGTGGGGCTCATCTGATTGCTATGTTTGCCCGTACTGACATTGCCAAAGAATTCCGCCGCTGGGTGCTGGATATTCTTGATCGAGAGGTTGAAGCGACAAGTGTTGAAAATCTTCGTACTGAATTTCATCAACGGGTAATGCTTTACCTTGATAGCAAAGGTGGTGTTATCGGTACGCATCCACTAACAGACGATCAGGTTGTTATGTCTTTTGATGGGTTTGTGAATTTTTTCAGAAGAAAAGGGTGGTTGGTTGCCCCGAAGGAGGACGTTGCAAAAGGATTGATAGGAGCAATACAAAGTTTGCCATAGTACAAAAAGAAAAACCGTCAGTTGGCGCTGACGGTTCACTGAAGTCTAACTACGTATAGGAGCGTATATGACTGGTTTAAATTTAGCAGCAAAAAGATCTAATGTCACCGAGAAAACCATTGACAGTCAGTATTTGCTGGAGATGGTAAATGCCGCACGAAAACAGTGCGGTGAACCGATTGTCCGAAATAATAAGTTTATTGAGAAAGTTGTTGATGAGCTTGATGGGGAGACCTACACAAAAAGTGTAGGTCATAAAAATGGTCAGGACATTGAAGTCATTACAATGTCCATCAAGCAGGCGCTCCGTGTGGCCGCACGCGAGTCCAAAGCTGTTCGCCGCTCCTTGGTTGATAAGCTGGAAGATATGCAAGCGCTTCCGGAAATGCCGAAAAGCCAGTCAGGTATCACCGAATATCGACTGGCAAAAGCTGACCAACTGAAAGCTCAGGCCCTGGAAAAGAATATCGCCAGTGCCCGTGAGATTATGTCTCTGCTGCCGCGCCTCGACCCAATGGCACAGCAGACGCTTACGGCATCGCTAATAAACCCGTTGATCGGCTATGACGCTATACCGTTACCAGTCATTGAAGAGCATTACCGTACAGCTGGCGAGGTTGGCGAAATGCTTGGTGTGTCTGCTCAGAAAATCGGGCGCGTGGCGAATGCTAACAACTTGAAGACGAATGCACACGGCAAATTCTTCTTAGATAAGTCTGCGCACTCCAGCAAGCAGGTCGAGGCATTCCGCTATAACGCTGAAGGTGTCAAGGTACTCCGCCACCTGATTCACGGTGCAGATGTTGCATAGGTTTGAAACATCTTAACTGTAGGCTCCCTTTTTATGAACGGTATTGATAAGTTAATATGTTTAACAGTCAATGAATGGTCTTACAGATGCTCAAATGTAGGGAGTTTAAGGTTTAATGGAAAAATGTGAAAAATGTGGTTGGCAGCTATCATTTAGCGGCGTGGTGAATTGCCTTTGTGACAAAGATAACTGCTTCGGGAAACGCTGTGGCGCTAATGAGTTACATCGTCGTTATAAATGTAGCAACCCAGATTGTGATAATGAAGGTACTCCTAGCGAGACCCTAAGTTATATGAAACGACATTGTGAATAGACAATGTTTATAAACCCAGCTCCGGCTGGGTTTTTTTATGGAGTAAATATGGCCGTTGAGACATACAACTGGCACTCACAACTCGGTGCTGGAGCAGTGGAATACAGCCAGACCATAAGGTCAGCCCAGTTCGGTGATGGTTATGAACAGGTGGCTGATAACGGCATTAACTCGACGGCTATTCAGGTACCGATGAAGCATGTGGGCGCTGATTCTGAAGTGAATACCGTTCGGGACTTTCTCCTGGCGCATACCGTTAAGGCTTTCATCATCACACCGCCGGGCGAAGAGAAGGGGCTGTACCGCGTTGTCGCTGACTCCGTGCGCAAAAACCAGATTAGCAGCAAATTCGCTGAGCTGACATTCACGATTAAGCGCGCCTATGGCGTCAATGCCTGAGGTGGAACATGACAGCATTGATTGATACAGCAGGGATGCTGGCACCAGGTGGCAGAGTACGTCTGGTTGAAGTTGACGCCTCAGAATTTAGCGGCGGTATTCATCGCTTTCATTATTCACCATTTCCTCATTCTCCCGCCGAGATTGATGCTGCGAACGGCGATGAGGCAAAGCTAGGACCAAAACCCATCATCTGGGATGGAAAAATCTTCGATTTCTGGCCCTTCCAGATTTCCGACCTTGCACTGTCAACCGACCAGGCCGCTGAGCCGAAACTTAGCGTGTCGAACCTCGACGGGCATATCACTGCGCTTTGTCTGCAGTTTAAAGATATGGTGAATGCAAAGGTGAGCATCATCGACACCTATGCTGTTTACCTCGATGCCGTGAACTTCCCAGGCGGGGTGAATCCGACAGCAGACCCGACGATGTTCTCCCTGCAGACCTTCTGGCTGGACACTAAAACCTCTGAAGATGATGAAGTGGTGACGTGGGCGTTGAGTAGTCCTGCAGACCTGCAGAGCCTGGTTATCCCCACCCGTCAAATTACATCGCTGTGCGAGTGGGCGCTGCGCGGCCAGTACCGCAGCGGTGACGGCTGCACCTACAACGGAACAGCATATTTTGATGCAAAGGGTAATGTGGTCGCTGACCCTGCGCTGGACGTGTGCGGTGGTTGCCTGAGCGATTGTCGAAAACGGTTTGGCGCCGGGCTGGAAGAGCCAAACACCGCAATTCTTGATTTCGGCGGTTTCCCGGCAACGGTTTTATTCTCCCGATAAACGGAAATACCAATGAACAAAACTATTATGGCTGCTATCCGGGCGCATGCACTGGAGGAGTCCCCGTGCGAGTGCTGTGGCTTCGTTATTCAGTCTGGCCGTCGCCAGCGCTACATCCCTGTGCCGAATATCCACGAAAATTCGACAGAGCATTTTCGCATCGATGGTGAGCACTGGGCGAACGCCGAGGATATTGGGACGATTGTTCGCGTTATACACTCTCACCCTGGAGATGGTGCACGTGCAATAGCATCTGACCTCGATCGTCAGCAATGCAACCAGTCAGGCGTGGTATGGGGTATCTATGCTCCAGAATGCGACGAGTATGCCGAAATTACACCCGACGATATCCCGCTTATCGGTCGCCCGTTCATCCTTGGCTCTCATGACTGCTGGGGACTGATTATGGACTGGCACACTATTCAGGGTGTAACGCTTAACGATTTCCGCGTCGATTACCCGTGGTGGGAAAGTCAGTATCCGGACAATCTCTATTTCGATAACTGGGAGAAAGAGGGCTTCATCGAAAGCGACCCGTCACCCGGCTGCATGGTTATCATGCAGGTTGAATCCGGAAAGTGGAACCATGCTGGAATCCTCACTGAGGAGGGCGAGTTACTCCATCATCTCTATGGCCAGCCATCATGCATTACGCCTTACGCCCGCGGGTACTTCAAAGACCGGACGATGATCTGCGTTCGCCATAAAGACCTGTCACGGGAGATTACGCCATGGCGCGGTTAACGACGATTCGTCTGTATGGCGCCTTGGGTGCCCGATTCGGGCGAGTGCATAAACTGGCGGTACAAACATCTGCTGAAGCGGTAAAGGCACTCTGCATTAACCTGGATGGCCTGGAAAGTTATCTGATGAACGCCAAGAAAAATGGAATGACATTCGCGGTGTTTCGTGGAAAAAGAAACATCGGCGTTGAGGACTTCAAAGAACTGGCCGGTGACAGTGATATCCGCATCGCACCAGTTATGGAAGGTGCAAAGAAGGCTGGTCTGTTTCAGACGATCCTTGGGGCCGTGATGGTTGTGGCTGGCGTTGTAACCGGTGTTCTTACCGGATGGACAGGTGTGGGGCTCACATTCGCTGCCGGTTTGATAATGTCGGGTAGTTCAATGATGGCCGGCGGTATCTACCAGATGCTATCACCCCAACCAAAAGGTCTTCAGGGGCGAGATGATCCCGATAACAAACCTAGTTATGCTTTCGGTGGTTCAGTAAACACCCTGGCGATGGGTAATCCGGTCGCTGCGCTATATGGAGAACGGGAGATCGGCGGCGCCATAATCAGTGCAGGGATTGTTGCAGAAGACATTTAACTTTCAGCACCATAGGTCATGGGTAATCAGCAAAGTGTTATGCTATTTTCTTCAGCATTTCATTATAGGGAAGAGTTTAATGCCAGCAGTAAAAATAGTCGCTGAATGGTTGAAACAGGAAAACGATAATCGTATCGATTCTACTTTGGAGTTTGTCGCCGCTATAAATTCTGGTGGGCATATCAAACCTGAACAAGGTGTGTATGGGGTCATCACTGGATACGGGTATGGCTCTTTCCCTCCGGGCGATTATTCATTCATCAGTAAAATTAGTGATGATCAGAAGTGCCTACGAATAGACTGGGGTCGAGATTACCAGCAATTTAATTCAACAATTGACGTACTTGGAAGGACGTTACGACCAGGGGAAATCATTACCTATTTTGAAAAACCTGGAGCCGAAAATACGTTTGATTATGAGATAACTTCAGTCACGTATTTTGAGTGATAAACCTCAGTAAACACCAACCCGCTTCGGCGGGTTTTTTTATGGATGCTATATGACCACGATTACTGGTGCAAAAGGCGGCAGCCAGAAGCAGCACACGCCCGTAGAACAGCCGGATTCCGCCCAGTCTATGGCTCGCTGCCGCATGTTGCTGGCGCTGGGTGAGGGCGAGTTTGCAGGCGGCCTGGATGCCACACGTATCTTCCTGGATGGTACGCCGCTGGGCAATGCCGATGGCTCAATGAACTTTGAGAATGTTACGTGGGACTTCCGTCCAGGCACTCAGGTTCAGACGCCAATCCCCGGTTTTCCGGCAGTTGAAAATGAAACCAGCATTGGGACTCCGCTGACGAAAGTCACCCCATGGACTCGAGCTATCAGCAATACCCAGATCGACGCCGTATTGGTACGAGTTGGCATTCCTGGCCTTCAACAGCAGGAGAATGATGGCGATATCGTTGGCACAACTGTTCAGTACCATATCGATCTTGCCATTGATGGTGGGGTTTACGCTACGGTGATGACCAAAACGGTTACGGAGAAACTCAGTTCTCTCTATGAGTTAACGCACCGCATCAACCTACCGAAAGCGAATACAGGCTGGCAGATTCGAGTTGTCCGGGATACTGCAGATAGTACCAGCCAGATGTTGCAGAACAAAACCCAGGTGCAGGCCATCACAGAGGTGATCGACGCCCGCTTGCGCTACCCGCATACCGCACTGCTGTATGTGTCATTCAACGCAAAGTCGTTCAGCAACATCCCTAAGATTTCATGTAAACCTAAAGGCAGGGTAATCCGCATCCCGCAGAACTACGATCCGATTGCACGCACTTATAGCGGTACATGGGACGGTACATTCAAATGGGGATGGACGAATAATCCTGCATGGATCTGGTTCGATATTCTTACTGAACCTCGCTTCGGCCTGGGTCGCAGGGTTACGCCAGCGATGCTCGATAAATGGGAGTTATATCGTATTGCCCAGCGCTGCGACCAGAAGGTGGCAGATGGTAAGGGGGGCAGCGGTACCGAGCCTCGCTTTATGTTTGACGTTTATATCCAGGCTCAGGTTGATGCCTGGCAGGTGATTAAGGATATTGCGGCAGGTTTTAACGGCATGACGTTCTGGGGCAACAATATGTTCAATGTTGTCTCTGATATGCCAGCGGATACGTCAAAACTTCAGATACTGACCCGCGCCTCTGTTGTCGGCAAGCCAACGTATTCCAGTGGAAGTGAAAAGAACCGCTATAGCTCAGCGCTGATAAACTTTAGTGACCCGGATAATCACTATCAGGATCGCACTACGGCAGTGATGTTTCCCGATCTGGTTAAGCAGTTCAAGTTTAAGCAGACGCAACTGACCGCGATTGGCTGTACGAGAGAGAGTGAAGCTCAGCGCCGCGGAGGGTGGGCCGTCTATTCCAACTCGCTGGATCGCATTATCACTGTTCAGACTGGACTTGATGGCTTCGCTTATGTGCCGGGGACCGTATTTGCGTTTGCAGATGAACGGCTATCTGGCCGTGTTTATGGTGGACGTATTACTGAATACAACGCCGCGCTGAAATCTGTAACTACCGATCGGGGTACAAGCGCATTAGCCGGCGATACGCTGATGATTCGTACCCGGGGCGGTACCGTTGAGAGCAGAACCATTCAGGCGGTTAACGGCCAGCAACTGATACTGGCAACTGCCTTTACCGCTGAGCCGTTACCTAATGCCATTTTTGTTATCGATGCAGGCCAGTTGCGTCTCCAGTATTTCCGCGTAACCAATCTGACATTTAACGATGAAGAGAACATCTACAGTATCACCGGTGCAGAATACAACGGGGCGAAGTACGATGCCGTTGATAACAACGCCCGACTGGATACGCCACCGATTAGTCTGTTACCGACAGGCTTGGTAGGGCAACCGACAAATATCACGATCAGTAGCTACGACTCGGTCCGGCAGGGGCAGCGTATCGCCACTATGGTTGTGAGTTGGGATGCACCAGTAGATAAAAACGGGAAACCTCAGGCAGATATCGTCGCGTACCAGGCACAGTGGAAACGCGGTGATAATGAGTGGAACAACATTCCCGAAACAGGCCTGCGCAATATAGAGGTCGCCGGGATTTTCTCCGGTGATTACCTTGTGCGAGTCCGCGCCATTAATTCTGGTGGCGCTTCCAGTCTGTGGGCATCTTCTGTTCTGACTCATCTCACAGGGCGTATAGGGGATGTGCCGAAACCGGTTGGCCTGCGCACCACAGCAATCAACTGGGGTATTCAGGTTGACTGGTCCTTCCCGGTTGATACAGGTGACACTCTCCAGACCGAGTTGCAGTATTCAGTAAATGGCAACGGTGATAACCCTCTGTTGCTTGCCGGCGTTCCGTATCCGCAACACACCTACACTCAACTGGGCTTAAAGGCTGGTGTTGAATTTTGGTACCGGGCTCGGCTGGTTGACCGCATTGGTAATCAGAGTGACTGGACCGACTGGGTTCATGGTGAATCTAATGCGAATGCTGACGACTACCTGGGCGATATTGCCGATGATTTTCTGACATCTGCCGACGGTGACCGCCTGACAAGCGACATTGATACCAACCTCGAAGCCGCATTGCAGAACGCGCTGGCCAACCATGCAACCGTGGAACACCAGTGGGCGCAGTACGGCGAGGTACGCGCGGATATTCTGGTGGTTAAAACGACCATAGCGCAGGTCGATAAGGCCATGGCTGAAATGTCGACGCAGGTGCAGGCGCAGTTCAATGATGTGACTGCTGCGCTGGAAGATAAGCTCACCGCCGTGGTTGATGCGACCGGGGCATCTGCAATTTACACCCTTAAAACCGGAGTTCGAATAAACGGTGTGATGTATAACGCCGGGATGTCGATCGCGGTGCTGGCGGAAGCGGGTAAGCCGGTAGTCACCCGCGTCGGATTTAACGCTAATCAGTTCGTCCTGATGAGTGGTAGTGGCAATACGCAGTATTCACCGTTTGCGGTGGTCAATGGTCAGGTATTTATCAGCGATGCGTTTATTCAGTATGCCCAAATCACACTGGCAAAAATAGGCGAGCTGCGATCCGCTAATTATGTACAGGGACAAACCGGCACCATTATGAAATCAGACGGGACGTTTGAAATGAATGGGGCTGTTGCCGGGGAGGGTGCAACGAAAATGACCAATCTGAATTACAGCGTTAAAGATGGCAATGGCGTTCTCCGCGTGCAGATTGGCAAATTAACAGGGGTATTCTGATGACATGGGGAATTCAGACATGGGACGCTAACGGCGTCCCGAATAACTATGGCATTAAACCTGTTACCGTGGTGGGTATCATCGATCTTGCTTTAGGTCAGAAAACGGGAAGCTACCAGTTCAGTCTGGAGCCTGGTTTAAAGGTTGGGTTTGCAGTTGGTACTCTGGAGGATAAAGGGACAATAAGTTACACAGATAAAAGAAACATTATTGCCTCAGGAAACACCATAACAATACAGCCTTCAGGTAGTGATGGGATTAATGATTACCCGGCAGTCAAAGTGCAGTTAATCGTTTTTGCGGAGACTGCGTAGATGGCTAAATACGGCGCATTGATTTCATTACCTAACGGGAACCCTTTTATCACGCCTGATTCAACACCAATGACGCTTTACCGGAAAGTCACTGTAAACTCAACTTTTGGAGGGGATTTTAACAGTGCTTCGGCGCCCGTGACTGTCGACGGTCAGAAGGGAGGGATTGCATTTGCACGAACCAGCGCCCCGGCGAAGATATCAGCTTCAAAAAGTGGCAACACGTTCAGTGTTGATGCGTCTAATTACAGAGGTTCGGCTTTCGTGCTGGAGGCGTATTTTTTTGCTATATATCCGCTCACCCTTCCTGCCTGGGGTGTGGCTATATGGGATGCCGAAGGGACACTGGTACTTACGAATGAGTCCCGGGTATTAAGCGACCTTACAACAATAGGCTCACCCGGCTCTGCAACGGGTGGGCTAAACATCGACGCCTACATGTCGGGCAAATGGGCTGTAAATCCGATGGGGCTGGGGTCTGTTCTTCTGCATGCTGGTTCAGCACCTGGTGGACAGCCAATAATCCAGCCTGTGGATGTGGGAACGGGGTGCTTCAATAAAGGTTCGGGAACAAGAATAAAAGGACTTTCATCAACAACAGCAAGTGGTTCTTCAGTCGGAACGACGAATAGCGGGATTGTAATAACGGCGATAAACACAACTGCATATGATTAAATTGATCGATTTAAACGATCAATTTAAGAATATTGATCCATTAAAACTATTTTTATTATTCAATGCCATTGGTTATTTTTTGTTTAAATAATTAACTCTGGTGTCGAAATGAAAAATATAATTATTCCCGTTATTGTTTGTCTGGCGCTTTCTGCGTGTTCAGTTCCTGTACTGGAGAAACAGAAGCCAGTTTGTCAGGCTGAGTCTGTACTTGGCGGACAGCCACAGTTAGTACAGATTTACGGTGTGCGAAAAGTTGCAAATCAGACTGAGTACAGAGCCGGTTATCCATTTAACTGGCGATGGGTGAATAAAAATAACTTCACCAGTTCGAATTGCCCTTAATGACTTACTAAAAATAACCCGCTCCGGCGGGTTTTTTATTATCTGAATTCAGGAGATATCCATGTCAGCAGGAACCTTAACCCTGACGAATAACTCTGCTGCGGTCGCTGGCAGCGGGACTGCGTTTACTACCGAGGTGGCGGCCGGAGATTTTATTGTTGTCACCGTCGGCGGCGTTCCCTATACGCTACCGGTTAAGTCCGTGGAAAGTGGAACGGCGTTGACGCTGGTCAGCAATTACACCGGGCCAACCCAATCTGGCGCGGCCTGGTCAGCTGTTCCTTGTGTGGCGCTGAATATGGTCACTGCCTCAATGGTGGTACAGAATACGGAAGCACTGCGGGGGCTGAATTACGACAAACAGAACTGGCAACTGATATTCAGTAGCAGCGGAGATGTCACAGTAAAATTGCCGGATGGCAGTTCATTCACCGGACCTGCATGGGGCGGTATTGCAACCACTCTGAGCAGTATTAATCAGGCGTTGACTGGGGTGAGCCAGGAATTAAATAAAAAGTTGTCCAAAAGCGCCAATCTGTCAGATTTAACAGATGCATCTGCGGCCCGAAATGCATTGAGCCTGGGCTCTGCTGCCACACGAAACGCCACGCCTGCGCCGGCAGGAACTGCAGTAATGTCGAAATACCCTGAGGATATGCGAGGGATTTCTTCATATGCCGTACCGGCCGCATATCCTATGGGTATTACTGCTGGTATTCATACCGGGCAGATATTAGGTTTACCAGCAGACAGGGCTATTGGCCTGATAAACCTTCGTCCATGGCCAGACGACTCAGCAGCTGAAATGAATTTTCAGCTGTTTTCTTATTCAAACAATGGCGTGCCTTCCTGTGGCATTGTTGTCCCGAAATACGCTCCCGTGGGGAATGCGTGGTATTACGAAGCTCCTGCTTATTTCTGGCACACCCGAAACACAGTAATTGACAGTAATGGCTTTTTAAAACGCTCCTCGCCAGTAATGAAACTGTTTAGTGACGGAACATCTGAATGCACAACAGAAGCCGAAGGTTGTGTATCTGAACGAATTGATACGGGACAATATCTTATCACCGGCTGTATGGGCCTGAATGCTGATGCTGCATGGGGTGGGATCGATGGCGGTTTTGAAATCCCGGTCGACAGAAACAAGCAACCCCGCATCTGGCTGGACTACAAAGTCAATGCTGATGGCTCTGTACAGGTCAGAACGTATCACCGGGTTCATCCCTCCGCGCCTCCTTTTGCTCAGAACAGAATAGGGAACACCGATATTGACGGCGTGTTTACAGAGACAGTGGCTGACAGTGAGCCTGTCGATATTCCGGCAGATTCTTTTGTGTCTGTGCGTGTGGAAATGCCGGAAGACAGTTTCTGGAACAGGATGCAGAAAGAGACACGTGAAGCGACAGAAAAAGCTGAACGGGAGCGCCAGCAAAATCAGCAGGATACTCAGTCGTAA